GCGTAATGCTTAAAAAGTTCGTTAGCGCTTACTATCGTGCCGTCCGATTCGGTTACAACGTAAAATAGGTCTAAAGAATTTTCGAGTATGTACACCGTTGACACATTGCAAATTTAAGCAATAGTGTTAAATTATACTAAATGTTTAAACGTTTCGCAAATCGGCAATAAGCGAACGCCACGCAGCGCCGCAACCCATTAAATACTTAGCAGAAAGCCACAGCGTAAAGCTAAATACAACTCCGTTTAAAAGTATATCGTAGTTCATAGGCATCTCCAAATCTTGGGTATTTCTTACGGGCTGAGGTTTCGCGGTGTAGTACGTTGGGGCTGCTAACAAAGATACATCGCATGGCTGAATAGTGTCGAATGCGGTTAAAACTATTTCGGGCTTTGGGTGAACATAAGCCCCCGAAATAACAGCCTCATAAGATTCTTTATTCGCATTCACTAAAGTAGTGTCCACGTCCCAGCTCATAGTATCGAGATTTACCTTGTTATGGCGCACGGTCTTTATTGTATCTCTACGAACTTGCTGCATCGTCTTTGGCTTTTGGAATATACCCGGCAGCTATTAGTGCTGCAATTATGGCTGTTAATGTTTCGGCTGTTATCACTTTAAAGATTAGTAAAAAGATGGATACCAAAATCATCAGCGAGCCGATTGTTCCACGCCAGTGCTTGACAACAATATCTACAACTCGCCTCGGTTTGGTAGCACGTTTTCGCATAGGTTAAATTACGCGAAAGCATACCGAACGTTGGAGCAATAGTGGCTCAGAAATTACAAAGTGAGAAATACAGATTCGCTTCTTCGCGCCTGCGATTGGTTAGCCCTGTAAGCACTTTGCCCCCTGCCTTGTTCCACTTCAGGAACTCATCCAGTATGCTTGGGTCGGCTGCGTTTACTTTGGCTTTCTTCAGCAATGTGGATTTAATCAGAGCACCCGTGCCGACATTATAGCTAAATGCCACCAACGCATCGAACTGGCATTGATTCAAATTCGGTAGGTGCTTATTTACCGCCGCTTCAAACGGCTCAAGTGTGGCAAGTAAAAGCTGCGTTGCTTCCTTTTCGCTTGCGAGCTTTTCACCGAGTAGAATCTTCTTGCCGTTCGGGTAGCGAGTGCTGCCATATCCAATTGTCGGCACTCCAGCAGGGCAGAGGTATGAACTAAGCCGCAATCCCTCGTACTTCTTAATCAGGTTCAGACCGAGAAGCGAGGTGCTGCGCATTTAGAGAATGATGTATTGGATGTTGGCAACAACGGTTATTGCATCATCTGGTACTGAAACCTCAACCACGATACTAATTTGATTGGAGGCAGTATCTGCTGCAACTATTGTACTAATTAATTCAGAAAACGGGTTTGTAATTGGCGTTATAACACCAAAGGCATCACGTGGGCTTGTGAAAGTTGAACCAACTGGTGGGCTAATATTGAAGCTGCCTGTTGTAAATGTGGGGTCTAAATCAACACTTAAATAAATACTCATCGTTACGATGTTATCTACACGGCTATAAAGCGCACGCAATACCGTAGGAGTGCAATCATTCGCACCGCTTATTGTTGGCGTGTAGTTACCACTACTAAACTGCGGCATACCTGAATAAATATCTTGCACCTCAATCTTTTTAGATTGGTCAGCGGTGGTATCTACGATGTATAGTATATCGTTAGCATCTGCCGTGCCTAATGCTAATAAATCAGTTACTTTAACGCCTGCCATAAGGGTAGTTTTTAGTTTGGTAAATTTACAAATTATTCAGATACTTTAATGCCTCTTCTGAACTCTTAAACTTTTGCGCATTTAGTTTGTGTTCTGTTACTGTGATGCAGAACACGCCCTGCTCAGTTATTACGTGAAAGGATGTTTCATCCACAGCCTCCCAGCGCGGCTCGATTAGATTAAGCCACGGCAAGCCCGTTGAGGTGAACTCGATATTTGTGGATGTGATGTTTACGTTTGTCATTTGATTTCAATTTGATAGTATGATAGAACAGTCGAATCCCCGTTTGCGCCGTTCTGAATTGCGAAAATTAAATACTGGTTTACCGTCCAATCGATGTTTGAATTGGTTAGCGATGCAATACCTATCGCTGCATCAATTGGAATCGATGCGTTGGCTTGTGCTGTTTGCGTATTGGTTGCTGTTTTTACTATGGCGGTTCTGTCAATACCCATATAGGTTTGTCCAATTGAACCCAAAGCAGTTGTAAGTAACAACGTTGGTGCAGGGCTTACAATTGAATCGGCTGTGTTGGCATATACTCGCAGCGTTGAAATGCCAGCCCCTCCCGTCTTCCCTAACCTTGCCTTGAATTCGATAATGTTTCCAACTGTTATCGTGTTGGCAGGGATTAGCACAGAAACAACTTTGTTATTATTGGTATTTCCTGTTACTGCCGTTTGGTTGTTTACGTCTTTGTAAATCAGCGGCACAGTTGGAAAGGTTGCAAGAGAACCATCGCCTCTCACATATTGCGCTGTCGTACCGCTTGGTGTGTTGAACTTGCCATTGAATGTAGTCCAATCGGTCGAGCTTAATGCACCTCTGTTGCTTGCGCTGGCAGTTGGTAGATTGAATGTATGCGTGCTGCTTGCCGAGCTTATGCCGAAATCCGTGCCACTTGTACCCGTTGCGAAGTTTTGCACTTGGGCAGTCAAGCCGTTCAATGCGTTAAGCCCTGTGGTGAAAGTTGTGATTACTTGGCAGAGGTTGTTGTCCTCAGTGTGCAGCGTAATGTTTCGCCCCGAAGTAGTTACGAAAATGCGTACTGCAAGCCTATCAGTTGCAAGCAAAGTTGTGGAAGGTACTGCAAGCGCACTTACATACAAATCGACTACCGTGCCGCCTGTAATCGCTTCGGGGTTTGTAGAGCCTGAAGATATGAGCGTAAAGGTTGCGCCATCGTACTTGTAAAGCTCCATGTAAAAGCTCGGATTGCCGCCGCCACTCGAAGCGTTAAAGTAGGTCTCGAAGTTCCAATTGCCTGAAGGGATTGCCAAAAGGTTTGGGTCGCCTGCATCGGTTATAAATTGCGCGATGTATCCATTGCCTTGCGCGTTTGTGCGTGTAAAGTTCGTGCCACCTCCGAGCACTGGAGTGCGGCTCATTTGAAAATAAGCATTGCCTCCAATCGTGCCCTGACTTATCGAGCCGTTGAGGTAATAGTTAACCGATGCGCCACCGCCACCGCCCAAAGGGAAGTTAGCTAAAGAACCATCGCCACGCACGTACTGGCTCACTACTCCGTTGGCAGTTATGTCAATGCTTGGCGTAGTGGTTGGGTCATTAACGTTAACGCTGAATGCAGGGTTTGTCGGGTTTGGTACTGTTGCTGAAACCGATGTTACCGTGCCGTTTGTAAGCGTTGGGAAGGTCTGAAGTGCACCCGTGCCATCGATATACTCCGAGCTCGTTCCCGTTGGTGTATCGAATTTGCCGTCAAAGGTGTTCCAATCAGCCGAGCTGAGGTAGCCATCTGTTGTGGTATCTGCTTGTGTGATGCTTATGTCGGGAGTTGCCCCACCACTTGAGGAAATTGGGGCTGTGGCTGTTACGGATGTAACCGTTCCTGTTCCGCCTGTCGCAGCAATTGTGAAGTTTGGATACGTTCCAGTTATATCAATGCCAGCACCTTCAGTAAGCACTACAGTCTGGTCGGGCAGCGTATTGGCAATTGTGAAGCTCGGATATGTACCAGTTATATCTATGCCAGTGCCTTCCGTCAATTGTACTTCTTGAACATCGATATTAACAGAGCCGGGCGTGCTGCTATTCGCATTCACAGCACCGCCGCGAAAGTTCATATTTACAACACCTGAAGCCACAACAGTGCCTTCATCGCGCACGGTTAAGCTACCGCCCCCACCGCCACCAACTGCGATTAACGGGTCGGAGGGTGTACCATTTCCGACTATTGTAACGCCATCCACAGCAACCTCGGTTAAGCAAGGGTTACACGGCAAAAAGTCGGGCGGCAATGGTAGGTCGCCCGTGTCGCAAATATCGTAGCACGTATCTTCCGAGCCGCTTACTATTTCAACCTCAACATCGATTACAACGGTTGCAAATTCGAAGTTAGGCGGTAACGTTTTGTCGCCTACCGTGTACCCGTTCGGGATTACTTCGTAGCTTACAACGTCGATAATATCTTTAAAACCATAATCGCGCCCGCTTACTAACTTAAAAACTCGAGAGGCTACCCAGTCGCCCGCATCCTCGCTATCGCATGGTAAATTATTTTTACGAACTACGGCATAAGCTGAAAGGTTAAATTTCGTCGAATACATTTGCTTGCATCCGCTTACCCTTAAATTTTCAACTTTTGAAATATTTACTTTGCCGCGCTTCGCCCAAAATAGCGTACCTACTTTAGCGTCGTAATCCGTAACGGGTAGCGCTTGCCCGTCGCCTATGTAGTAAATCCAACCTTTGTCGCCTGTAAGCTCACATAAACCGTAAATGCGGTCGAATATATTACTTACTTCTACTCGTTGGTTTAAACGGTCTATAATGGTTTTTAAAATCATGCTCCCAGTTGTTTGTTTATTTGCTCGATTACTAACTCCGTATGTATGCGCAAAAATTCCTTTTCTTCTTCTTCAGTTGGTTCGAATATAATACCGTAACCCCTGAAAGAATCGTAACGCGGGTTTACCTCTTTACCGAATTGTAAGCCTTGCGCCTTTTTATATTCTAAATCGTTAAGCATTAATGCAGCGGCTAACCCTTGCTCGAGTATTGGTTCGTTTAAAAAGTTACGCCGCAAAAATCCCGTTAATTCGAGCGGTATAGGGCGGCGCTGTTTTTTTATTATGTAGCCGGGCGAATAAGGTGTTTCATAATTACCGCCACGCCTTGCGGGTAATGGTATCTTTTCGCCCGCCGTGTTGAGGTTACCGCCCGAAGTTTCAAATATTCGATTGTACATTAAGCGGCGTAATTCGATAGCGGCTAAGTACAAAGGTTCGAAATTATCGAGCCATTGATTGTATAGCGCGTCGGTTCGTTTTTTAGCCTCCTCGGGTGTCATGGCAGCGCCGTAACGTATTTAATGTTTTTACGGCAATCGAAGCAATGGTTATCGTCGGGTAGTCGCATATTTTGAAGCATTGCCGTTAACTCATTATTGTATTGGTCGGCTGCAATATCGCGAGCCGCAACGATACCCTCAAACGCCGCCGCCGTTGCAAATGGTTTGTTACCTTTATTTACAAATACGGTAGTGTTTGCCCGTTGGTTAGGGCTAACCGTTAACGCGTAGTTATAAATTTCAACAGCCGTAGCGTAAGCCAAAGCTAAACTCATTTGATTACCGATTGAACAAAGCCAGCCGCGGCGGTCGCAGCTTACCGAGTAATTCAAACTCATTCCCGTTGTGTACTTATTATTTGAACTACTTAACACGCTTACGCCGTCCGTTGTTATGTTAATGCCTATTGCATCGACAAAGGGGCAAATATGCGCTTCACGAACCGCGCCGCCGCAATCGTAGCAACTGCCCTTTTTTGGAATGAATTTAACCGTGTTCATAGTTGATTCATAAACGAAAGCTAAATCCAACTTGCGGCGCTTAGCTGCGAACTCCTTACCGATATAATACTCGATGCCGCCCGCCGTGTACGTGATTGTATCGATTAGCTGAAGCGTAGTCATATCGAAAACCAATATCGGCACGTTCGTATTACTCGAATCAATTGCGAGCGTTAAATCGCTTATAAATAGATTTAGATAGCTTAACGTGTTCGGGCTTATCTTTACACGAATGCCGCCGTAATTTCCAGCCCCTAACGCGGTTTGAATGTTAGCGTAATCGGTAACAACTTGACCTACCCTTTTCGATTCAATAATGGTATCGGCTTTCATCATTGGGCTAAGCCGCGTTAGAACGTCGCTGCTAAGTTTCTTCCAAGCGAAGGCGCGTTTATCCTCGAATAGTTCAACCCCGTTATTATATTGGTCGGTTATTAGCTGCCCTAAAAAGGTGTTATTTATACCGAGTTCGTCGATATATAAGCCCGTCGTAGGTTCTGCGACGTTGCAATCGCGTAAGCCCAAAAGTGATTCGTAGCACATAGGACAAAGATAAAAAAAAGAGGGGTAAAAACCCCTCTCATTCTGTTACAAGATTATCTAATCCATTTTGCGTCAATAGGTCTTCATCGGCTTGCGATAATAAACCTACCGACGCTATGACGGGTTTACAATCTCAATACAGTTAACGTAATTGATACCAGCGTATTTGTCGCCTGCTTGATAAATATCGTCAGGCAATGTAACGAGTTTACCTGTGTGAGTTAATACGATTGACAAATTACCGCAATCGTCCTTCATGGTTAAATCAACTGGCAATCCAGCAGGGGTGAAAGCAATTGTTTTGCTGTAATTGCTACCCGCTACAGGTGTAATACCCGCGTTCCATTCAGCCATGTTAAACGATAACCATTGCATAGCGCCCGCGGTCGTTGCTAAGTTCTTTAGCTGCGAACCTTGTGCGGCTGCCAAACGTGCGTCGTAAGCGAAGCCGAAACCGTTTTGCTGCGAAATCGCTAACAAGTCGATGCCGAACTGGGTGCAGCAACCAGCTTGCACAGCATTAGCATAACGCTGCATCTCAGCGCCACCAAATACCACAGGCGCGCCCGGATAGTTAGCCATGCGAGTAGCTTGTAAGATATCTGCCAAAGCAAACTCGTTCAATGCTTGCCCGCCTGTTTGACGTGTTGCAATGCGTAAACAGTCGCCCGATACGGTATAGTAACCGCTAACCTCAGTACCCCATTTGCCGATAGCGGCAACGGCTTGAGTAGCGGCGGCGCTTGCTACTTTTCTATCCATTACGTCCATTAAACGCATGATAGACTCGAGAACGTAACGGCTGTTTTCTTGACAATGACGGGCGATAGCATCAGCCTCAATCAATTGTTCAGCAATGTACGTGTCGGTAGTTTCAAGCGTGTACGTAGTGGTGCTATCACCGTAATTGTTAGTAGCCGTACAAGTAAGGATATTACCGCCTTCTTCTACTTCCGTTTCGGGTAGGCGCTGAATCCAACGAGCCTCAACCGTCTTTAGCTTACCGCGTCCCGGTGAAACTTCTTGACGGATTAACTTTACGTTTTCAGGTGAATTAAGAAATTCGAGAAAGGGCAACTGTTCGCGCTGACCTACTTCGATAAAAAGCTCCGAAAGGCTCATTTGCACATTCGGGCATTCGGATAAAATGCGAGAAATTGACATTTTGTTTTTAGGTTTTAGAGTTTACGTTTGCACTTAACAGGCGGCAAACATTCACGCCTAAAAAAATTTGTCATTTGAGCGCTGTAAATTTACGAATTGTTTTTGTAATTCAAAAAGTCGTTTTATATTTGCTCTCGAAACTTTGTGCCGATTGTTTCGTTATAAACGATATTAAGGAAATCTAACACTCCTTAAAATATCCCCGAGCAAACGGCACTTTGTTTCGGGGTTTTTTTATGCCCCACCCGTTCGAGCTATTGACGGGATTAGTCGCATACCTTTGGATAGGTTAGGCTAAATGCGGGGGCGATGCAAAGCAGGTTTTACATCAATTCAAAATACTTTTAAATCTATTGCCACGGGCTGCAAAACACCTTCCCGAATAGAGCCAAACTGCGAACGAGCGATTCTCAATGAGAATGTTTTGGTAAGGGGTGTTTACAATTCTTAAGGGGGTTGGGGGTTGTAAACACCTTTTACTTACCCTCATGCTCACTCACTCAAACTCATAAGAATGTTTTGAATTAGCGCAAAAAAAAGCCTACTTGTTAGGTAGGCTCGAAGGTTAGGTTAATTAATTACAGGCTCGTGTATAAGCCCGTAACCTTTGTGAATATTGATTGCAGCATATCGCAATAAACATTTTCAAACTTTGCTTTTGTTTTGATGTTAAACTCTTTGTCGAATGTATAGAAGTGTACATCGTAAAGGTCTAATGAATTAAGCTCGATGCTTAGTTGCTTTGCTTGTGCGATGTTTCTGCGTAGGTTCATTCTCAAACCGTTTCCAGTTGCTACGAAGTTATTTGAGCCTGTCATGGCTACGAATTTGTTACCGCCTAACTGATTCAAGATTTGTGTCGCTGTGTTCATAGTGTGAATGTTTAAATGTTTAACAGCACAAATATAAAAACTCTTTTTGAATCTGCAAACTATTTCATAAAAATATTTAAACTTTTTTTTGTAAGTGCTTAATTTACTGCATAAAAAAAAGGACTGGAAGCGACCCCAGCCCTTTTGTATTCGCCTTAAATTATCTATGAACTATACAAAGATATTAAGGTAATTCTATTTTACCAAAAAAAGGTTTATCGCTTACCGACCTTCTACCCTCACAGCTCCAAAGTTGACGCGCCCACCAATTAGCAGAACCTTTCGGCGAAGGGATGCCATTACTACGAGCGCAGTAAGAATTACCTGCATCCGTGCCGGGCTTAATCCTAAACCCTGAAGCGCCAAAATGAATCTCGTTGCCTTCATAGTCTACGGCTTTGTATTTCTTGCCCTCGCGCTCGGAAGCCGTTACATTATAACCTTCATACTGTGGCATAGTTGCTCTGAATTAATTTATTTTCCAAATATGTTAAAACAACCTCGAGGGCTTTAGTTAATTGAGATGCTTCTAACATTTCACTATTTAAGCCTTGCCGCCATTCAGCATGATGCTTTAAAATTTTATAGGCTTGCTTAATTGTCATTTAACAAAGAAACGAGGGTTAACGCCTTTAATCCTTTTTTCAGCCTGTGATTCGAGCGGCGGTAAAATAGCCGCGCCTTGCCTGTTTAATGGCTTCCCAGCGTGTGGGTTCTTTTGAATGATACCCGCCGCAGTTGCTTCAGCAATCAGAACATCGTTAACACCTAAAAACGCGCCCGCCTTATCCTTAGATTTTAAGCGTTCGCCCGTCTTACGGTCTTTTACAAACGCGCTGCCATCATCTTCTAAGTCGATAATAAACTTTTCGTTAATCGCCGATTTAAAGCCTTTAATCGTATATTCATTCACGGTCGGGTCTAACTTCAATGCTCCGAGTTCGCGCTCAAATACGCTGCTTACCTTAATTGCTTTTTGTTCTTCAGCGGCTTGCGTTTTGTAGCTTTCGAATTGCGTTAACGCTTCCTGACGTGCTTGCTCAACTTCCGAATATTTACGCTCAAGTTGTTTATGTTTCTTTTCCCATTCGGCTACTAATTCAGCCGCGCCGTTACCAGTTGCTTTTTTCTCCCATTCATCGCGCTGCTTTTCGTATTCGGTTTTAGCGCGTTCGGCTGCGTTGCGAATTACATCTAAGCTCTTTTGCTCTTTAAAATCTTCGTCCGTTAACGTAACGCCAAACGGTTCGAATGCACGCTTTACAACGTTCGCAATCGAGCCGTTAAGTTTACCGAGCGTCGCGGCGTGTTCTTTTTGGTCTATCCAATTCGTTTGAAATTTCTCCTTCGCCGTTTCGAGGCTTTCGGCTTCGTCGAGGTTTAAGAACTTTATCAGCTCCATCGCCTCCTCGGGTTTCATTGCCATAAATTATAGGGGTTTCTATTTGTTTTAATTTCAACTCACGCGCCCCGCGTGTCATTAGGTTACTTGCCACAACGTCGGATGCGTGTATAATCTTGCCGTCTGAAAGTAGTAAGTACCTCATTCAGCACAAAGATAGTTAATTTGAAATTGCAAAACAAAAAAGCCGCTTTTTAGGGCGGCTCTGATTATCTTGTTAATGATTTAACATTAAATTTTTTTGCAGATTCTTGTCGTAAATTTTTTATTTTAATAAAAATAACATCCCATTCAGGATTAGTAAAATGATATTTATCTATTTCTTCATTTAACTGCAAACCGCCCATTTGTACAAAGTATTCATTTGCTTTAGCTAAATTAATCGCATATTGCTTTTTAACCTCTGCGTTTACTTCAGAATCTTTTTTTAATCCCAAATTTCTTTTAACGCAAGTTGAGCCGTAGTGTAAAAGGGTATCGTTAATTTCAACTGCGTATGTACCTTTTAATTCTGTTTTGCCGCAGCATTCGCATTCGTTAACCGAGTCTGTAAAAGCTATTATTCGTTTCATGGTGTAAGTGTGTAATTGTTTAACAGCACAAATATAAAAACTCTTTTTGAATCTGCAAACTATTTCAGAAAAAAAGTAAAAATATTTTTTCGCTAATCAATATAACCCTCCGCCCTTGCGCGAGCCTTAACCGTTTCGGGAACTTTAGAAGCTGGTACGGGTACTAAATCATGGCGGCAATTCCACCCGCCAACAAACGTAAAAATAGTTCTGCTATCCGTTCCGTCGATTTGCCCCGCCCATGTACCATTTTTAATATCGTTTATACCCGCGCTGTTTTGACCATTACCCCACGCCTCGATTTCTTTTCTATGGAATATTTCGCCTTGCCTATGTTCACAAAAAGGGCGCGTCGTAGGTATTTCGCCGCCTAAGTATTGAAACCATTGTATGCCGACTTCCTCGTTAACTGCTGCGCTAAAACTTCGGTCTGCAATTGCCTGAGCCGTCGAAGCGGTTGTTTTAATATGACCTAATAAATTACCGTCGAGTTTACTATCCCCTATTATCGTTGCGCTTAATGCTTTGACGGCTTGATTAAGCGGCGCGCGTGCTGCGATATTGCTCGTTAGCTGTTCTAAAAAAGGCTGCGTTACGCGCTCCCTTAATCCACTACCGAAAAAAGAATTGATTGCGTTCTGTTGGCTTATTTGAACTAAACGGCGTTGCGCTTCGGTAGGCTCAAAACCCGCTTCAAACTTTTGCGCTATTTCAGTCGATAGGTTTACGCCCTCCTGAATCTGAGTAAGGAACTTTGAAACCGCATCCTTGTATTCGCCACCCGCTAAAACCTTATTGAGTTCGTCGGCTATTAATCCGATTCGGTTTATGTTCGCATCGGTTTGAGTTATATTCCCGTCGCTATCTACGTCCATATCACGAAGCAACGGCTCAACGGTTCGCCACGCGTCGAGCTGCGCACGTTCGGCGCTCGTTGCCATATCCTTCGGTATCTGTTCAAATAGCCGAATCTTTTTTTTAATCAGTTCGTCAAGCGATGCCATTCAATAAATCGCGTTGCGCGGTTTGTATAGGGTCTAATTGCTCACGAACCTTCGAGGCTGCAATATTACGCAGCGCTACGACTTGTTCTTGTTGAGGTAAATCAGTAAACCTCGGCGCGTCTTCAGTTGGTATATAATTACGTATTAACTCCATTACTAACTGCGGGGCGCTAAAGTGTAAAACGTCCTGCCATTTTTCAACCGTTCCGTTTGCAACCCTCGCAGCAATATCGGCGCTACTCATTAACAAAAGTTCGTCCGCGTTTATAATCAAATCGTAAACCGCGCTCGTTTCTTCGTCAGTGTAGTGGATTGCCTTAATGTAATTGTAAACGTTAGAGAAAGTAACCGAAGGCGGAACACCCGCCGCGATACCTTCACCGATTACCGCTAAATAGTCGCTCGGTGTGCTAACATCAAAGGTCGTAGGATATACCAACGTAACACCCCCGAATAAGTCGCCGTAACGCATTTTCCCCGTCGTTACAAGTATAAACTCATACAAGCTAAATAACTGGTCTGAAATAGGCTTTAAAAACGCATATAAGCTACGCATCTTATTTAGACTACCCGTAGCCGTTACACCTTCGCCAACGCCTGCCAAACTATCACTCGTTGGTAGGTGTAAAATTGCGCGGGCTTTTTTCATTTGGTTATCTATTTCAACGCGCAAAAAGTTGAGCGTATCCATAGGCGGCGAAACAAACTTTAAGTATTCGCCACTTATGCCGCTATCGCCTTCACTTACCGAGGTTTTAGGCTTAATCAAAAGCATACCCGTAGGGCTAAAGCGCGACTTTAAACCGCCACCACTACACGACGGGCAAGTACGGTAACCGCCGTTAATAGGGTCGAACAATTGCCCGTCTACGCACTTATTACCTTCCCGGTCAATGAAGTCGCAAACCTCGCCCAACGCAACCATAAACGGGAACGCGCTCGTTGCTTTGCTTATTTGTAAATAGCTTTCATCTAATACCACTTGGTCTAAGAAAGGAACGGCGGTAATAAAAGGGGATTGAAACGCTATTTCTTCGTTAATGAGTTGAGGCGTACCCATTAGCTTATGACATGGCACGTAGCCCAAATTATGCTGAAAGTATAGTACGGGTTCGCTAAATTCCATATCGGATTTTTTACCAGTTTGGTAAATCTTCCAAATATTAGTATCGTCGTAAAGCTCTAAAACGATACCGCTTTTTTCCATCTTAGAACCGCTTTTAACGTTGCTGTAATCGTCGGTAATAACTAAGTAGTATTCGCCGAAACTTTGCCCTACAATCGACTTACATGAATAGTAATGCGGCATCGGCTTTAAAAGCTCGTTGCTTATTACCTCACTATCGTCGCTTTCACTTGTTACCGTTTCTACGTCCTCGGGTTCAACTGCGATAATGCCGTTCGGGTCTACCAGCTTTAAAGTCGGTAGCATCGTTTTAACGAACGCCTCAACGCTGCCAAATTTCTTTATTTCTTCGTTAACGAAACGCTGGAAACTATCTTCGCCGAAACGTTCGTCTAACTCAGGATAGTATTTAATACTCCAATTTTGGTCGGCGAATGCGCGGCTTACCGTTGCTTTAAAATCCTCGAATACGCTTAAGGTAGTGGGCTTATAATTCGCCTTTATGTATTGCGCTTGTACTTCGGTTTGGTTCGGAGCGCGAACGCTTAACAAATGTTCAGGGTAAACATCGGGACGCGTATGCGGTAAAATACTATCGTACATCTTAGCAGCGTAGTTATACCCGTCCCAATACTCGGGGTACTGGCTTACGCCTTGCCGCTGTTTTGTTATTGGGTTTAACGGCGAACTGCGACTTGCTTCGCTCCAGCCCTTAAACTTAGCTGCAAAACGATTTACTACTTTGTCGATTTCCTCGGGTGTCAATGCCATTACGCGATTGCTTTAGAACTTGGGTTAACGATAACGTGCGAACCGCACGACTTTGAACGGCAAATTGTAGGTTTCATAATAGCTTAATTATTTTGTCGTGTTGACTTTGCAAAAATACTTTATTATCCATTTGCTTACGCCAAAGGGCGTTAGATTGAATCTTTAAATCTGCGATGTGCTGCGCAATATTAGAAGGGTGCGCAATTTTAAATTGTTCGATTTTATTAGCTAAACAATATACAGCTAATTGAACATCTACGTAATTATTACGTTCGAACTGAACATCTTTTAAATTTAAAATTGATTCATTCCAAATTGACAAACCAACGCCCATCATTAAACATTTAATATCTGTTTCAAAGGTTTTCCATGATTCGAGATTAGCCCACGATTTAAAATAGTTATTGTCATTCAAAAAACGATAGCCCCAAAATGAACAATATGCGTTAGGGTTGCGTTCTAAGCCCTTTAAAGCGGTTTCAATGTATTGGTTAGATGCTATAAAGTCATCGTCAATAATTAAGTTAACGCCATTACCAACGTGCTTTAATCGTTCAGCAGAGCCTTTATTCGTATCGTTGTAAACATAGCTTAGCTTAATATCGCTTTTAAATTCGTGCCGAAAGCCCTGCAATATAATAGTAATCAAATCAGGCTTAATCGATTGTTTGTTTAACGAATCAATTAGCCTCTGAGCTACGTTTATTCGGTTGCGCTGAACTGCTATGTTAACTTGTATGTTCACGCCTTGCGATTCATAATTGTTAAACCGTTTGCCGCTGGGGTATCTAAAGTTACCGACTTATAACCATAAACCCTCGCATAATTTACAAGGCGCGCCATATCAGGAAACTTAATTGTATCATGATAAATGAGGGTAGAGCCTTTGGTAATTAGGTTTTCAACAGCCTTAAACTCGGGCAAACAATAACCCCAATGGTGAACCGTATCAATGTAAACCAAATCGAACCCGCCACCCTTTAAAGAGTTACACGTTTTAATTGAATCACCTAAAATAAATTCAACTAAAGGGTTCGCCTCGGTTAGTTGCTTAAACGCTTCACTACGGCTATCTTTAATATCTACCGTAACAAGTTGACCGCCCAAAGGCAAAGCCCTTAACATTGCAGTAGATGTTTTGCCCTTTAGCGTTCCAAGCTCTAAAACTTTTTTAGCGCCTGTTAGCTTAATTAATGCAGCAATAATCTCGCCTACCTCATCCTCTGAATCCCACGGGTGCGATTCATCTTTAATTGGTAGTGGCTCAAGCCCGTAAATTTTAATAGGCTCAACCTCTTCGGCTTTTACTTTTGTTGCTTTCTTTGTCGGTTTTTCGGCTTCGGCTGAAACAACCTTTTTACTTTTTGTTTCCGGCATACTTATTCGATGTTATTCGGTTTATGAAGTGTATATGTTGTTTACCACTTTCGGCAAACCATTTTTTTAAAAGTCTATCGAGCCACTCAACATAAAACAGGGGCGTAAATCCTTGCCCGCCGTAATACGATTGTAAATAAAACCGCTCGGTTATTTGTTCAAACGATAAACGGCGCTGCATTGCAAAATGAATATAACCGTTTTCGCTCCCGTCGGTATGCCCTACGCTAATAATCGCGGGGTCTATTCCTAACTTAGCCATCGCGATATTCATGTAAAGTTCGTCGGGCTGCCCGCCGCCCCACTTCATACGCAGCTTATTAACTGGCAAAGGGTTGTTATAATAAAGGTCTTTAGCCGTGTCGTATAAACGTTTGGAGGCTTCACCCTTATGTATGTATTGAATCGAACTATTAATCGCTGGTAGCGTAGCCGTATCGCTTAATTCGAAATGCTGCCATATATCGTCTGCCCACGCCCATTGCATTGACGGTATTGCGCGCCCTTGCTGTATGGTGTGGTAGCCGACCGTATGGCTTATGTAGTGTTTACCCGCGTTAATTAATTCGTTAACCATAGGCTGTAAATCCTTTAGCGCTACGGCATCAACATCGAGGTAAATGTTATGTTCAAATGGTAGGTAATCGTAAAGATTAATTTTCAGTTTAGCGGGGTCTAACTTACCGTCAGTTGTTAGGTGTTCAGGGTTAATCTTATTTATTGAATTAACGTAATCGGCAAGCCCGTGAGCGTAGCCGTTTGTCTTATCTATGTCGTCAACAAAAAGAGCAACGTTAATCGCGCTATTGAATCGCTTAATAGAAAACGCTAAGTTATAAGCCGCGCCGTAATAGTGCGGCTTGCCAAACGCAAAAAGCACAACCCCGAAGTTTAACGGGGCGTGCTTCTGTTGGTTTGACAAATTAGCTGAAGATTCCAGCTGGTGCATTGTACTGAGTTGGGATATCTTTATCACGCCATGAGAAAGTTACCTCGTAGCGCTGAAGCTCATTATTCTGCTCGGGCAAAATAAAGTTAGCGCTCGTTGTAATACCCACGGGCGGGTCGATAAAAATAATCTTACCACTATCACACATATACGCCATAATCCAACCGACGCGGCGGTTGTTTACATCGTTCCAAAACAAGTTATTCTCGTCCGTTACGTTGGCATCGTATAGCGTGGCGGTGCGGTCTTCATTAATACGAATCGGTGTACCGCAACCGATAGGAGAATCTACCGTTACAGGCGAACCAGCAGGCAGGGCGAAACGAATATCCTCAATTAAACGGGCTTCTCCGCTATCTAAGTAGCTTTGTATTTCTGTCGCATTTTCAGGGTCAGCCACAGTTACATTACAAGCTCCTACGATAATCGCAGAAACACCGCCGAGTTTATACTCGTTGCACTCCACCAAATTATGTTCGAGTAGCGATACATCGCAATAGGAAACGCATCCCATAATTTAAAAGGTGTTTATTGTTTCGGCTTCGGTTTGATAGGTCGTAAGCCTGACACCTAAAAAAGGATTGCTCAAATGTTCCCCAAATATACGAATTTATTCTTGATACAAATTGATATTGTCTTGAGTCAGTAGCCTATCGCCATCCTGTGCAAGTATAAAAGGCTCAGTATCTAAATCGAGTATAGAAGGTAGGCAATTAGCATCCACGCCAATACAGACCGTCTTACGCACCTTATCGAGCTTATTATATAAGTCGATTGTTAACGCGCCTAAATCGTCGGCGTTATCGTATTCAATAGTCGGGAACTCGTTATCGGCTGGGAAAACCGTGTCGCCGTTTATGTAGCAATTATCAAAATAGAAAACAATCGAAAGGAAATCGAAAACGTATTCGGGCAAACGCCCAAAATAATAACTCAATTTCTTTTTGCGGTCTACGTATGAAGCCTGCCAACGCCCCGAAGCATATCTAAATAAATCGGTATCGGTATCGTATTGCGCCTGAAAGCGTCGCCCCTCTAAACGAATGCCGGGTAAAAATGATGTACCATTGAAGCCTAAACCAAATTGATTTTCGCCGTTGCACCCTTCAATCTTAAAGAATCTGCAATCGTCTGAATAATCCCCTATGCTGATTAGGTCGCTGTACATATCGTACTTAGCTGAGTTCTTATCTACGCGAACGGTTATACGCTTAACCGTTATTTCGCCATTGAGCGAAGCACCGAACTGAGAGCCAAACAAGCCAACCGCTCCGCTTTGAGTTACTGTGATTGTGAAATTATAAGTTCCCGCCGTGCTTATTGAAGTGCCATAGTTAATGCCGTCAACTTGCAAACGAAGCCTTGCATTGATTATTGATTCGACTTCAATCTCTACATAGTAAGTCGTGTCCTCGCATAGCTCTGTAATGGATACAAGCTCGGCTGCATTGCCTATTACAGTCAAATCAATTTGAGCCTCACCATTGCCAACGTTCCAATCGTCCGAGCCCACAACGGGTGTAGATGTCCAGCCTACTGGAATGCGTGGTACGCTATTGAAATATGGATTGTAAATGAAATATTGACCGCACGTGTTGGTACAATAGTCCGCAATCGCTAACCGATAGCAGCCGGGCTCGATTTCATAATCAGCTAAGTTGATTGCACTGGTTAGGTATTGGTTATTAACAGTACCAGTTAAGTCGAGCCTTTTAACTACTGCCAACGTAGTCGCATTCACAATACCAGCGAATAATGCGCCGTTTGGAATAGGCTGAAAGTTGTCAACTGAGAATGAACCATCGAACGGCTGTGCGCCGTTTGTAAAAAGAATGCCTACAATCCCAGTAGTTAAATCGAATGTGGTTAAGTATATTTTGTGAGTTCCTTGTGTTGTTATGGTTTGGCTTGTACCTGAAACCATTAAAACATTCAGCTCCCCAACAATATCGTAAACGGTTACAGTAAGCAAAAAATATTGCACCACATCAAACCGAGCATAAAAAGCCGCATAACCTCCAGTACTTGTTCCATTCGCAGTTATTGTCGAACCGCTTTGAGTCCAGTCAGCAATAACCGATTCAAGAGTCCTATCGGCAAATTCACATTGACCAGCTTCGAGCTGCCAGAATAATTGGTCATTGAAATCCACCAACTGCGAATATTCCGAGCCACAGCCCTCGCAGCCTTCAGGCAAAACAGAATTGAAGATAATCGGTTGATTAGGTATCGAGGTATAACTCATGGCAGTAGCTTATTTGAACGTAATTCGAATTGTGCGCCTTTGCGCATCACTGATTCAATCTGAATGTTTTTAATGTAGGTAGGTGAAACCGCAAGCGCGTCGTCTTTGCGCCCTAATAAGATAGGCTTGGATGTTTCGCTTGTGATAGCGTTTATTTCTGCCATGCTTAACGGGCGTTTAAACTTGTATAGGTAGGCTTGCACGTCGTTAATATCTACGGGCTGTAAATCGGGGCTTTGAAAATTTGAACCCGAGCCGCTGAATAATGTAGAATTTGCAAAGCCCGAAAGGATGCGCATATACATCGGACCAACCGTAGAAGCCCCCGTTACATCGGTGTAAATTCTTTCGCCTTGATTACAATAAAAAGTAGCGGTTGCCGTAGCTAATAAATTTACATTGCCTGTTACGGGCGTTCCGTTCACTTCTTGAATAACAGCCGAACCGTCGGGTTCGTATCTTTTGATTTGTGCTATTATTGTTCTGTTTCCAAACGCCCCCGTAAGTTGGTCAAGAAAAAACGAAACGTTAAACGTATAAATACCGCTAAATGGTATGCGATAAAATTGACCGTTTAAATTGTTTCCAGCATCTAATAACTCGTTATTCCAATCAGGGAAAACGCCGTTAAACTCACTAAATGAAGTTGCGGTTGTGTTTATAATTTCCCAATCTTGAACGGGCAGAACAAATACAGTAGCACTAAATGGCGTTAGAGTTGGGTCGCCTTGATTAAAAAAACCATTCAGCGAATTAGGAAAGCCATTTAACCAATTACCCGAAACGCTTTCATTCGAAAAGTTTAGGTTATAAAATGGAATCGTTAGCCCCGGCAAATTATAGAAACGAGCCGAAAACGAATTAGGCGAAAAGCCGCTATCGTAATTACTTTGAATTATTACGGGCGCTAATTCATGGTCTTGACTATTGTAACGTAATATATCTTCAATAACGTTATGGTCGAATATTACGTCGCTCGTTTTTAAGTTAAGTACGTTCGATGTATTGCACTCTCCAACGAATCCAAATGTTTCATCTCTAAAGCCTAAGAATTGCGGCTGTGGAAATAGGCAAAAGCCTTCACCGCCGTTGCACTCATTCGGGAATAGGTAAGGGTTCGCGCCAAAGTTTACGGAAGCATATAGCCGCGTTGTATCGAACTTCATTTCGATATCGGGTTGGTCGTATAAACTAACCGAAGGCGTGCTTTGTTGGAAGTAGCTAACGGGTTCGATACGTAACAAAGGGCGACCGTTCGCTTGCCTTTCGAAACCCATTCCGAGGTTTAACTTTTGCTTCAGCACTAAATAAACTTGCTCGAACGTGGCGAACATTTCTAAATCTGTTTTCGTGCGCAATACATTACCCTGCGTATAAACAGTCGTATTGAAATTCGGATTCGAATAAGCGAATAGGTTAGAATCGAAGTCTATTAACCCGTCGCTCATGCACGCTACCAAATGCGCAAACACATCGTAAATGCCATAACCAAAAGCCCAGCTCGTATAATAACTACCCGTTCCGGGGTCAAACACGTAAAGCCTTCTAACAGTTGGCGGTACTATTGGTGTATCGTTCTTTGACCTTGTTAGGCGTAGCGAAAACGGTATGCTCTTATTGTTATTTATCTTAGTGCTGAACGTTTCATCGTACATTTTCGTTTTAACCTGACAGCGGTCTAAAATAAAGTTGCATTCGGTAACAATCAAATAGCCGTCAACTAAACGCTCCCAAGTACCCGAACTGCATAAGTATTGAACCGATAAGCGCACTAACTCACAATAGCCCGAGGTTGCTAACTTATCGTACAAATAGCTGAATACATCGCCGCCAAAGATTAACTCATTATCAAAGGAAACAATACGCGCTCCTATCGCATCGTCCTCGGTTATATTTATTCCGAAATCTTCGGGGTTTAAAGGTTGCCCCCTATCGAGGTTATCGATTAAAAACTTTAATTCAGATGCCATGAGTAACGCGAATCATTGCCGTTAATATTTACAATAGTACGCTGTTTGCTCATTGTCTTATTCAGCCTATCGAGTTTTTTCTCCATGCCTTTGCTATTCAATGAAGCGTTAACAATTACGTTTTTATCCTTTTTACCCATGTAGTAATTTAATGCAGGGCGAACGTATCTTTCATCTATTAAACGCTTAAACGCCGCGCTCGATGTATTTAAAGCATCGAGTTCAGAACGGTGGCGCGTTACTGCATTGCGGTTAACTACAAACTCACCGCGTTCGGCTTCGATTAACGTACCGCCCGCTTCATGGCTTTGCCCGCCTACCATACCGCCTCGTTTAAACTTCGGTATCGGTTGCGCTGCAATAATTCCTATTTGAACTAAACCAGCGGCGGCGGCTATACCTGCCAAAATTGGATTTTTAAGGTTTTGAGTAACTGCGACAGCCGTTGCAATAGTAGCCTCAAAAATAGCGTTAACCTTTTCGAGCTTTGCTTGTTTAGTTCTTTCGGCTGCAATTTGCCTATTTGTTCTTAAACGTAAAGCGTCGAGCTGGCGCTGTTTTACTATTTCAGATTGTGCGCTTTTTTGAATTGCTAATTGTTCGGCTTCAGACGCTTCATTAATTGATTGAATACGTATATCCGATTGCTCTTGAAAAATTCCTATTATATCGCTTACCAAACTTGCAGAGGCTTCGACTATATCTACAACGTTTTGTATTTGTTCGTCGCGCGTTCTTTTTTCTTCTTCTCTTATTTTTTGCTGCGTTTCCGCATTGATTAACTCGATTGCGCTTGCTCGTTCCTTTTCGTCTTTAATTGAATCTATAACCGCTTTTTTACGTTGGTCGGCTTCTAAATTAATAAATTCAATTCGCCTATCAAATGTACTACCCTCGCTTGCTTCTAAAGCTCTAATAGTATTTATTCGTGTATTTATTTCACTTTGAGCTTGGTCGCGTTTTAAATCTGCGATTTGTTCGGCGTATTTCTTTTCAATATCGTAGGTTAATTGCCCCGCTTCCTCGGCGGCTGCTATCTCGATTGCCTTTTGTTTTTCGAGGCTTTCAATCTTTAATGTAAAGCTGGCATCTTCAGCAACCGCAACGGCTTGTAATTGTTCTTGTAAATCGGCTTCACGCGATGCCGCGATTGAATCGTTAGCGGCTTTTTGGTTAGCAAGCCGTTTAGCTAATAAATCCTTTCTATCCTTTTCAAGTTGCTCGAGTTCTTTCTTTTCAGCTTCGGCGGCTTTCTTTGCTTCTTCTTTAGCTTTATCTGCGGCTTCCTTTGCGGCGGTTGTTTTAATTACGAGAATATTGTTTTCAGCTTCTATAATTGCATCTCGCGCCTCTTTTGCTGCATCAATAGCCTTTTGTTTTTGTTCTTCGTCGAGCTTAATTAATTCAGTAGATTTCGACTGATAGTCCTTTAAAATCTTTTTACTCGCTTCTATTACCGCCTTTTCGCGTTCAATCTCTAATTGTGTGGTATTGCGACCCGCTGCCTTTTCAACTTCGATACGGCGATTATACCCGTCTACTATTTGTTTAGTTGCGTCGGCTTGCCGCTTAGATGCTTTCTCAAATGCAGCACCAGCGCGTTCGGCTTCATCGGATGCACCTACCCACTCTTTAATAGTATCAACTACGTCGCCTATCGCGTTGCTCACGGTCTTAAAGCCCGGTATTGAATTTTCGAGCGCGGCTTTAACCTTATCGAAGTTTTCAATTAAAGCAATCAAACCCACTACCAACAAGCCCACTCCAGTAGCCGCTAAAGCTATTCTAAAGGCTTTTACCGCGCCCGTAGACGTTCCGACTACCGTTGTATAGATTGCCTGCTTTGCTGTTAATATAGCGGTTTTAATTGCGCTTTCCTCAAGTAGTAAATTTGCTATTTGCTGAACGCCGTTAGCGACCGCGATAGCGCCCTGAACTTTTAAAATAGCCTTTTGTAAATCTTCGCTCTCAGAACCAAACAACGCCGCCGCGCCTTGCGCAACCTCAAACCCCGCCGCTAAACCTTGCGTAGCTTGCACCGCTGCATCGAACTTAAACGTATCAGCGGCAAGGATTTTAACCCGTGCGCGCGTGTCGCCTATTTGGTCTTCGAGCCGTGAGGCTGCTATTAATAGCTGGTTAAACTCTTTGGTGTTATCCTTACCTTGTTGCTCGAGTAGTGTTAGTTCCTGTTTTAAGCCGCGTAGCTGACCAGTTAAGCTCTTGCCACTTTTGGCTAACTTTTCGATAGCCGTCGTATTACTATCGAGCGCCTTTTTAACTTCGCCCCCACTAAATGCAGCGGCGGCGCTTTTGGCAGCATCTTTAAACTCGGTTGCAATCTTATCCGAAGCCTTTTGAGCCGACTTAACCGCCTCATTGTTTACTTCGTTTATCTTATTAACCGTGGCTTCGAGGTCGCCAGCGTCGGCTTTGTACTTAATTAAAACTTCAGCCATTATGGTGTTGCTTATAGAACACCTCAAATTTAATCAAAAAAACGTCAATATCGGATTGCATCAATTCTTTAAACTCGAGAACATTACCGCCCGCGATGTGCATCACTTGTTCGCGGAACTTGTCTTGCGCTTGCTTTGCCCTTCGTCCCGGTGAGAACTCAGCGCCGCTAAGGTTTCGTGTAGCTTTTGTATTTGCACTCGGTTGTAATCCCATAATGTCGTTAACTCTTCGGGCGACAAACGTAACAAGGGTTTCAGCGGCTCTATATCCAAACCTGTAAAAAAATCGTGCGACCCCTCCTCTGCCATCGCTTCAAATAGTTTTAGTTTCGATTGGTGAATATCTGGATTAATAACCGCGGGGTTTTCGTCCGAACGTATTACCCACGTTGCGGCAATGTTCAACAATAGGTCGCGGTGTATTACCGTATTTTGCCTTTCACGGATTACGTGTATGTATGTAGCAACTAAAGCGGCGTTGCGTGGGTTCGTTAAACCAGCGCCTAAAGCCTTTTCCATTTCGGTTAGTATTGCTTCCATTTCAGAACCCGATAAACCGCTACTCAAGCGCTCAAGTAAACTCATGCTCATGGCAAAGCGTTCGAGTGGTAACGATGTTTCTTTAGGGAATCGATAGTAGCTAAAGCCGTCCTTTGTGAATAGTTGTACTAAGTTGTATTTCGGTAGTTCGGGGTTCGCCTTATTGCGCGAAAAAATTAATCGCAGTCGCGCGCCTAATTTGCTGAATGATGTGGTCAATGTCATTGTTTACTTTTATGATGCTACCGCTACGTAGCTGTATTATACACTTTTCATCTTCACCGCTGAATACGTGGCTTATATCGTTTACGTTAACAAGCACCTCAACGAATCCAATATCGCGCTCACTTAATTCGCGTAGGGTTTCATCCTCGGTATCGAGCGATTCGGTCAGGAACGCTTGGCAGAGGATGAACCCAGTCATATCTAACTCCAATAGTCGTGCGGGCATTCTGCATCTTTTACGCGCGTCTTAGCTGGTAGAAAACAACCGCACGCCGTACAAAGGTTTAAAGCCTTATTGCGATGCTGGCATAGGTTACAAATAGGCGTGCGCGTTTCGCTTAACTCGTTCGCTTCCTTGTTCGATGTTACCCAAAGATACCAGCCGTGAATTATTGATTTTATCCGTTGCATTCTACGCATTCCATTAAGTTAACTACTTCGGGTTCTTCGCTGATTATTTCAATGTTAGCCACGCTAAAGCTAATACAATCGTATTCCACTTCACAAATCGTAAACTTATTGCACCCGGCTAACTCGAGCGTGTAGCCTTGCCCGTTATCTATCTTAGCTCCCGTAATGGTTAACAGCCCGTCAATATCGGATTCTGCGTTAAACACTTGCAGCTTATTCGTGGCATTGCTCTTTAACGTTATGGTGTAGTTTGTTTCGGGTTCTACAAATCCGAACGCTATACCGCCATTACAGTAAGCTACTTGAATGCCTGAATCGAAACAAGGTGAACAAACGCTCATAGGTATCTTTTAAGTATTGCGTTCACAAAGTAACGAAAACAATCTAAAAAGTCGGCACGCTCTGAAATGTTTTTTCGATTGCTCTTTATTATTTGCCCTTCAGCGTTACACTGCACTTGCTTTGCATCAAATACAAACCCTTTGCAGTTTTTACTATTTACGCGAATATCGAGTTTCTTTAGCGCGGTATTGCAATCAATACGGCTATTAACGTGGCGCGGGTTCGCTGGTATTATAATTTGATTATCGGCTAACTTGAGGCGGCGTTTAATCTGAATGTATGCGCTCGAGTTATCGCGTTCCTGTATTGTACCGCCTTTGCCCATTGCGTCGCCCGTTATGCGTATTAAGCCCGTTGGGATGTTCAACGCCTCAACCGCATCGCAAAACGCATCTATCGAGCCGCGCTCTATCTTTATTTCATCCACTACCATAGCCGAGCTGCCAACGTTTTGAATAAGTAAAGCGCATAACGGGTTAATGTTAAAATCGACGCTTATAAACGTCGGTAAGTGCGCGTTGTGCGTTACACTATCGTCGATATGCTTTTCGTCGCTCCACGCGTATAAGAACGGGTTAGCAACGTCATCGAGTACATCCCAGTCGCCCTCAACAAATCGAGCGTATTGAATAGGCGGCAATTCTTTTAACGCGTCTAAGTATTCGGGCGCGATGTGTGGGTTATCAGTTATGCGGCTCGGTATGTACGCCCAACGCTCGGGTAATGTGTTTTCGCGGTATCGGTTGTATATAATCGACTTAACCCAATTTTGCGCAGGATTGCACGTTGCGAGGCAAACGATAGGCGGCTTACCGTGCGCCTTATTCCATGAGCCTATACGTTCCTGAACTTTGTAGAACGTTACTTCCTGCAGTTCGTTTACTTCATCTAAGCCCGCCCCGTTAATCTCTAAACCTCGAAAGCGATTTAAGTCTTTATCATCGTCAAACGATTCTGCCATAAAGATAAGCTCAGAGCCGTTTGTAAAAGTTATAACGTTCGTTTCCCTATTCCAGTTCTTAACGTAGCTACTTACCCCGTCCATCATTATCGAGGCAAAGCTCGGAAACGTTGTGCGCTTTAGGTCGGGTAGGCTTTTACGAATAACCGCCCACCGGCTGCGCGGATAGTTTAAACAAAGCGAGGTTAGCGTTAAAAGTAACCAATAGGTTTTACCGCCGCGAATCTTTGCCCCCGCCGTTTCCAGCAGGGGCGGTTATCGTATAGCGCCCCCGAAGACAATTACTCTTTTGTCCCCGTTGGTCGCCATGTCGAAGGCTGTTGTTTGTGTTTCAGTTAGCGTAAATTGCATATCCTTTATTTAGCCTCTTTACTGATGAAATAGAACAGTTATATAAATCGGCTATTATTTGGTTTTTAACGCCTTCAGATTTTAGTTTTACAATAGCCTCAATACTTTCTTTAGTTTGCTTACAACGGCTGCTTTCGTGTAGGCGCTTTGGCTTTGATAGCCCGTTTTCATATGCGTGCTTTACGTTTTCTGAATTATTAACCCACTCTAAATTATTTATGGCGTTATTCAACTTATTGCCGTCTTTATGGTTTACTTGAGGTTTATTATTAACGTTTTCAATGAACGCCATAGCAACAAGCCTATGTACTTTTAAAGTACTTAGTTTACCATTAATCATTATCGCTACGCGCTTATAACCTTTCTTATCGATAGCTGGTTTCAATAGTTTGCCTTTTAATTTTAAAGGCTGCTTTCGCGTTTCTACTATCCTATCAATACTGCGAACGTTTCCTAAATTAGAAACCTCGTATCCGCTTTCAAATACTTTCCAAATTTCAATCATTCTTTTCTTTTGTTTCGGTGCGAATGATAACCAACGGCTCGGTCGTGGTTATGGTATTATCAATGCTTTGCTTCGGTTTACCGTATGCGCGGTCTAACAATAGCTCCGCAGCCCTTACGTCGCCCTTTGCTGCGCGTGCGCGGATTGCTTTCAATATCGCTTCGCCTGCTGTTACGCCGTCCTTTTCTTCGCCTAACACGTCTGCTAACAACTTGTCAAGTTCGGGTAGCTTACGCGGTCGCCCGTTAGGGTTTCCCGTTTGCCCTTTCTTAAACTTATGCGGTATTACGTTTTCAGGTTTTGGCATCGCTGTTTTTTCGCTGTAAATACGGTTGCCCATTGCGCTTAATCGTAAGCGTTGGGTCGAGTTTAATCATGCGGTCTATTATTACTTGGCAGTACTTCGGGTCGAGTTCCATGCCGTAGCATTTGCGTTTAAGTTGGTGTGATGCTACCATTGTTGAGCCGCTGCCGAGAAATAAATCAGCAACTATATCGCCTTGCTTTCCCCATTTATTAAAAAACCATTGAGGTAACAATGAAGGCTTTTGTGTAGGATGATGCCTTTTATGGTCAAACTCTTTTTCTGTTCCAAATATTCCTGCCCATTTTACCCTTGCTATATCTCTTTTATGTTTTGTTTTACTCCAGCATAATTCAAAACAACTTCCGTACATTTTATCAGAATTATCATCTGCTTGTAAATCATCATTACCATTTGCTCTTTTATCCCATACTACCCAACTACCTTCATTTTTATTAGGAAGCAACTCTGCAAAATAATCTGCACCCCATATAAAAATTTCTTTGGTATCTGAAAAACAAGCAAAAATTGTATTAATAAGTTCAGGTGTAAAATCATCATGGTCTCCTATAACATTATCATATTTTTTACCTCCCTTAACTCCTTTATCTCCAAAAAAAGATAAACTACTTTTAGCTCCACTATAATCTGCATTTAGTTTCATTCCATATGGCGGGTCAGTAAACACCATATCCGCCTTCTGCCCATCCATTAACTTTGCCACTGCATCGCTATCAGTCGAATCCCCACAAAGCAAACGATGCTCACCAATCTCGAATATGTCTCCAAGTACGATGTCGGTTTGTATTTCATCAGGTACTTCGTAATCGTCCTCAACGGCTTCGAGTGCTTGCTCTGTTTCGAAGCTTGGAATATCCAAGCCCCACGCATCGAGCTGCTCGGTGTCCCATTCGTTTTGTAGCATCGCCCAATCCCACTCGCCGCCGCTTACGTTATCCTTAATTATAAATTCGCGCTTTTGAGCCTCTGTAAGCTCGCTTGCCTTCATAACGTGTACTTGCTTTAGCTTAGCAGCTTTGCACGCCTTAAAACGCATATTACCGCCTAAAATAACGTTATTCTCGTCCACGACTATCGGGCGATACTTTAGCATATCGGGAAACTCCTTAATCGATTGCACCAGCTTATCGAACTTTTCATCTTTTATAATGCGCGGGTTATTCGGGTTAACCGTTAGCTCGGATATGTTTATTAGTTGTACGCTCATTTCTTGTTTCGTGCTTTGCGGTATTTCTCGGCTTCGGCGTATGCTATCGCGGCGGCTTGCTCAGGTGAATAACCTTCGCCTATTAGCTTGCGAATGTTCATGCTTATAATCGTTTGCGTATCTCCTTGAAATAGTGGCATAGTATTACAAATTTACAAATTATAAGTGTCGATTCGTTTCTTAACCATTTCAATAAAGCGCTCCATCATTGCCGCGTAAAAGCCGTTAAAATCCTTATGACCTTCGGGCGCGTGTTCAAAGAGAACGTAAAGCGTTGAGCGTAGGCGCTGGCTCGGTGTTTTGCTTCCGAGTTCTGCGGCATCGAGTTTAAGGTTATTTAAAAGCTGTTCGTCGTTATAATTGAATTGCTCGCCCTTAAACGCCATAACACCCACGCCGCCCATCCATTGACTAAATAGCGCGCTCGTTTGTTCAGGCGTTAGTTCCTGCGTTCCGATTGTTACCTTAATCGTTTTATCGCGGCGCGTGGCTACCGATTCAATTGCACACGGTATGGTTAATAGTTTAGCATCCATACTCAGGGTCGTGTTTCTTTGATTTGTATTCGAGCTTTAACCCTTCGAGGTATGCGCGAACCATTGCCGTAATTTTTTCGCGGTGCGTTTGCGGTACGCGAAAGCATAACGTCGATGTTTGTTCGCCGTATTGCTTCGACCTACCAGCACCTTCACGGCGACCACCACGCTTCGAAATAGGTTTCG